CACGCTCCTCTCCGAAGCGGTCGGAGATGTAGCAGTTACGACTGCAATATTTACGCTCTTTATTCCCGTAAGCGGTGAAAGGCTTACCGCAGTGGGCGCAGGTGTAGGCATAAACAGCTTTCCGATCCACGCAGTCTGGGTGGCTGTTCCACCAGGCAGTCCGGCAAGCATCCGAGCAGAATTTACGAGGTTTCTGCTTGGGGATGATCTTTATCAGCTTCCCGCAGTGCTTGCAGGCAACCGTGTTCTTTGCCGCATCACCCAGACCGTTGCGGCGGCAGAATGAGCGTACTGTATTATCTGAAATACCGAGCATTTCACCGATTTTTACATAACCGATGCCCTGTAAACGCAAGGTTTTGATTTGTTCTTTCTGTAAATCCGTCATAGTGGATTCCTCCAATCCGAGGGGCTACCTCACTACCCACTGGAGGTGAAAACGGCATTTGAACAGAAAAATAGCAAAAAAATAACGCCCTCCACGGAAAAAATCCGCAGAGGGCTTAACTGATGGCTAAGAACCTGACTCCCAGTATGTTTACTTCTGAATCATATCGTGATACCGTTTAAGCATCACGCAGAACTGTTCACGGGTGAGGTTTTCCCGCAGCTTAAGGTTACCGTTTGAATCCCCAAGCAGAAGGCGGTTTTCCAGCGCCCAGTTCACAGCGTCCTTCGCCCACGCAGCTGGAGCGTTGCCCAGGGGAGCTTGAGCCTGACCGCCCAGAGCCGCCGTGACCTTCTCTGCCAGATCGCCCATACGGGCATACATCCAGTCGCCGGGGCAGGATTTATTCGCAAACCAGCGATGGACGGTCAGCACCATCTCATCCGGTGCGGGCGTATAGCCGAGCGTCTTGGTCTTATCGCCCAGCCAGAGCAGCTTGGTTTTGCCGTTGCGCTTGCAGATGTCGGCGCAAAGCTCAATAAGCTGCTGGTACACCACATCCTTGAACGCATAAGGCTCGGTATTGTCGCTGGCACACTCGATGGTCACGGCTCGCTGGTCGTTGGCAGCGGAGGACGAGCACCAGGAGCGATGCGTCTCCTCCACATACATCCCGACTCTGCCGTCCACGCCAATGCCGTAGTTGGAGCTCGCCTGACGGGATGTCGGCAGGAATACATTTCCGAGCGTTTCCACACTGCACTGACCCACCACGCAGTGGGGCGTGATGCGGTCAATGCTGTGGGTGCGCTGCCCAGAGTGGTTCGGGCTGAGTTTGGTGTAGGACACCAGCGGGCTATTCGTATAAGCCATTACTCTTCACCGCCCTTTTCATCGGTTGCGCGGTCATGCAGCTGCTCCAGCACTTCTTTCAGCTTTTCGGGGATCGGCAGACCCAGGTGCGCGGCGTTTTCCAGCAGGCTCACACCTTCATTGGAAAGATAGAAGAAAATCACCGCCGTTCGCAGAACCCCTGTCCCACCGAGCACATAGACATCCAGAATGTTGCCAATGCCCACAAGGGTGAAAATCAGCACCTTCCGGCAGATACCCTTGAAACCCACCGCACTGGAAAGATTCTTGTCCGAGATGGCGCACAGAACGCCGGTGATGTAGTCGATCACCACAAAGGCAATCAGGGCATACAGAAATCCGTCCACCCCGCCGAGAAACCAGCCGAGAAAGCCGCCCAGGGCAGTGAACGCGACCTGAATGCCATTCCAAATCTGTTTCATATTCGTTTCCTCCTTATTCCTCTTTAAAATGAACAAACGGCATCAGCAGCCCGATGTCGTTTGCGGATAACAGCAGGTTTTCCGTAATGGGAATGTCGATAGCTTCCACCTCCGGCGTGACCTCCATTGCTAACAGTTCTTCCAGTTCGACGGCGGCTTTCGGCTCGTTCTCTGCGGCAAAATCAAAGCTACCATCCTCCTTTACCGTACCGTACTTTTCAAAAATCTTCTGCCGCTGTTCGGCAAAGAAATCCGCCTCTTTCTGCAAGGCGGTAATCATGCGCTTGAGCTTGTAGGCAAGACGAAGCTGCAGATCTCCGGCTGACAGCTTGGACAGTGCCGGAACCGCCAGAACGATGTCCTTCAGTTGTACTTTCATGTTCGTTTTCCTCCTTAAGTGCCGATCAGCCCGTATTTCACAAGGATGCCGACCAGGTTGTTCAGAATTTTCAGATAGTTGGATGAGCTTGCTGACGAATAGCCCATATTCTGCGAATAGGTGCTGAGCGTCTGCCGTGCGATGGGCGTTCCGGCAAAGAAGCCGATTTTCGAGCTTGTACCCGATCCGATTTTCACCTGCACAGAACCGAGATAGGCGTAGTGCCAGTAAAGGCTTGCCGTACCCAGGTAAAAGGGGTACGAGGTGCTGCTTGAGGACGGCTTCAGTTCGCGGGAGGTGCTTGCCGTGATGTAATAGCTGGTGCTGCCGCCCATTTTGACCTCTTTACCTGCCATGTTGGGGTCAGAACCGCCGATAACGGTGCCGTTCACCCGAAGCGAACTGCCGAACGCATCCAGATAGCAGGAGCTGTTCAAATACAGCTTGCTGATGTACCCGGTATCCCAATAGTAGACGGACGAGCCGAGACGGTTGACCGCCGCACCGTTTGCCACGATTTCAAAGGTACCGCCATTAAAGCCGATGTAGCCGTCATTGTTTCCGTTGCGGATCGTGATCTTCTCGCACCAGACATTTCCGAAGGTATAGGAGATGTTTCCGAGATCCCAGTCCACAATGGTGGCCGGACGGACGCAGTGGTTTTTTGTGTCGACGATCAGCGCGTGCGTACCAACGCCGTCCCACGAAGCAAGCTTGATCTGTGTTCCGGCGAAAATGTAGGTGTAATCGTAGTTCCATGTTCCGTCGCCGCCGATGTACATGGTGGTGCTGGTATATTCCTTCAAGCTGACCTTGCCGGACTGAGAGTAGATGGTCTTGACCTTCAGCGTGGAGGTGTCGATGCGGTCGGCATGGATGGTGCCGGTGGTGATATTCGCGCCGTTGATGGTGGTCTTGCCCGCCGTGCCGAGGGCAGAGATGGTCACATAGCCGGAGAGGTCAATGGTATCTGCCACCAGCTTGACGGCCCGGTCGGTCATGGTGAAATCAGAGGCGGATGTGCCGGACTTCACCAGCCAGTTGATTTTGTTTGCCGTCTGCGTGACCGAAGTGATGTTGCCCTCTGCCGTCTCGATGCGGGTTTTGAAGCTGTTCACGGTCTGCGTCAGGGTAGAAACGGAGCCTTCCGCATTTTCGATTCGCGTATTAAAGCCGCCGACCGTCTGGGACAGCGTGGATACCGCGCCCTCGGCGTTTTCGATGCGCGTATTAAAACCACTCACGGTCTGCGAAAGCGTGGAGAGATTTCCGTCCACGGTCTGGATGCTCGAAAGCAGCTTCCCGTCCGCAGCCTTAAACTCCTGCCGCACCCGATCAAGCTGCGTCGCCGTGGATGCAAGCAGGTTCGGCACATAATCGCCGACCTCCACCCGCACGGTGTAGCGGTAGAAGGGGTCGTACTCGATGCTGATGATGCGCGTGTCCACATTCACACCCATCGGCGTATAGGTGATGTTCACCTCATCGCCCGCCTGCAGGTCCGCCATTTTGAAGAGAGATATTTCGTAAGACTGCGTGTTCTCCCGGCTGTCAATGGTCACGGCCAGATCTGTCACATTCTCGCCGTCCATCAGCTGCTTGCGGGCTTTGCTCCCGCGATGCCTGCGCAGATTGATCTTGTACCCGTCGTACTCCACCTCGCATCCGCAGGCGTCAATAAAGCGCATGAGCGCGCTGCGGCGGCTGAGCGGGCTTTGGTCGGTGAAGGCGCATTCCACGCGCCCGGTCGCTTCGATTACGCCAACGGAGAACGGCGTACCGGACAGCAGCTGCACCATGCCGTCTGCCGGAGTACCTTCAAAGACAAAGGTCACGAGGTTGTATTGCTCCTCGTTCAGCAGATAGGTGATGTGTTCGCACTGCGCCGTCGTGACCGGGAATCCGCCCGTGATCTTCTTGGATACACGGACGATGCTGTAAAACTGACCGTCCAGCTTCGCAGTCATGCCGACAGACAGCGGCTGCGACCGGGAAGCAAGGACGGAGAACGAAAGCGCCCGCTCCCCGGACAGCTTGTCGCAGAGGGATGCGGAGAGTACACGCGGGAAGCTGCATTGCAGAACTCCGGCGCTGTTATAAATTTCAATCATGTTGTGTCACTCCTTATGCCATTCCAAGATTGCGCACATAGGCGGCATTCTGCGTCCACTGGATTTCCGCCAGAATCCGGGCCAGTGTCGTGCCATCGATGGTGAGCGGAATGGTGACGTTGAACGCCTGTCCACTGAACGTCCGCCCGACATCGGAAAGCCCGGAAAGCGTCGTATCCATGTTGATGTGAGACGGAATAGCAGCACGCATATCTGCCGTCATGTCCTGCATGACAGAGGAAATGCCGTCTGCCAGATGCTCCGCCGAGCGCACTGCCGTCTTGCCGTTTTTGTCGAGGGACCCGGCAAGACCCTCCACCAGCATCTCGCCGACCCAGCCCATCTCCTTGGACGGGGACGCGATTCCAAAGAAGTCGCAGATGCCGTCCCAGATGGAGCTGATCCATCCGCTGACCTTATCCCAGAGCCACGAAGCGAGGGACTGAATGCCCTCCCACAGCCCGCGCACAAGGTTCGCGCCGACCTCCACGATTTTCGGAATAGACTCCGTAAAGGCGGTGACAATCCCCGCAATGATCTGCGGGACAGCCTTGACGATCTCCAGAATGATGGTGGGGAGGTTTTCAATCAGGGAGATAAACAGCGTCACCCCCGCTTCCACCAGTTGTGGGATGGATGCCAGCAAAGCGTCCACAATAGCGGTGATGATCTGGGGGAGGGCTGCGACAATGGTCTGAATGATTTCCGGTAGGTTCTGCACCAGAGATACCAACAGGTCGATACCCGCCTGCACGATCAGCGGCAAGCCTTCCAACAATGCCTTGACGATGCCGTCAATGATCTGTGGCAGGACCTCCACGATTGCCGCAATGATGTCCGGCAGAGCTTCCACCAGTGCGGTCAGAAGCTGAATACCTGCCTCTATGATCTGCGGAATGCCCGAAATGAGGAAATCCACAATGCCCGTGATGATGGCAGGAAGGGATTCGATCAACTGCGGCAGGGCATCCAGAAGTCCCTGCGCCAGACCGAGGATGAGTTGCAGTGCAGCATCCAGAAGGAGCGGAAGGTTATCGACGAGTCCCTGCACGATGGTCGTAATTGCTTCCACGGCAGCAGGGATCAGCTGCGGCAGCGCGTCCGCAAGCCCCTGCACCAGTGACACGATCATCTGCGTCGCAGCGTCAACGAGCAGCGGCAGATTGTCGATGATCGCCTGCGTGATGGTCATCACCGCCTGCACCGCAGCCGGAATCAGCTGGGGCAGCAGTTCCAGAATGGTGGTCAGAAGCTGTGAAAAAAGCTGCGTCACAGTATCCAGCAGCGTGGGAAGCAGTTCCGCAATGGCTTCCAATAACGCTTTTGTCGCCGTGGGCAGCGCCTTTACGATATTCTCAATGACGGGAGTGATGTTGGCGATGACGTTTTTCAGCGCCTCCGCCATATTCCCGCACAGCTGCTCCATATCAGCGTCCGCGTTGCCGAAGCCGACAAGAAGGTTCTTTCCCGCCGCCTGCAAAGCGTTGATGGAACCGGAAATGGTGTGTTCCGCTTCCTTTGCGGTCGTGCCGGTGATGTCCATGCTCGTCTGAATGACATGGATGGCATCTACCACATCGGCATAGGATTCGAGGTTATAGTGGATGCCGGAGATCGCCTCGGCATCGGCCAGCAGCCGCTCCATTTCGGATTTCGTGCCGCCATAGCCAAGCTTCAGGTTGTCCAGCATCGTATAGTTCTGCTTGGCAAAGCCCTGATATGCCGACTGGATCATGGACATATCCGTGCCCATCTTGTTGGCGTTGTCGGACATATCCGTAATCGCCATGTCGGCGTACTTGACTGCCTTTTCGGTGTCGCCGCCAAGAGACTGGATCAGGCTTGCGGAGAACGAGGTGACCGTCTCCATGTATTCGTTTGCAGACAAACCCGCTGTTTTATAGGCGTTTGCAGCGTAGCTTTGCAGCTCCTTGGAGTTATCCTTGAACAGCGTATCCACGCCGCCCACCAGCTGCTCATAGTCGGCATAGGCAGAAATGACTTCCTTGCCCAGCTTGACAGCGGCGGCCCCGGCAGCGGCAGCGACCGCGCCCATTGCCGTGCCAATGCCCTTGAGGACGCTGCCCAGCTTTTCAAACTTGTCGCCGGATTTTTCCGCTTTCTCTCCGGCGTCGTCGATCTTGCCGCCCATGTCCCCGGCATTTTTTGCGGCATCGTCCATTTCATCTGCCATCTTGGACACGGATTTTTCTGCGTCCGTATAACCGTCGTTTGCTTCGGAGAGCGCGTCGTTGTTGGCTTTCAGTTCGCGCTCCATGTCGTTGAGGGCGGCTTCCGCATTGTTCAGCTGGATCTGCCAGCTTTGGGTGCGGCGGTCGTTTTCCTCAAAGGACTCCGACGCGTTTTTCAGCGCCTGCCGCAGCACCTCGATCTTCTGCTTCTGCGCATCGATCTGCTTGTTCAAGACCTCCGACCGGGCGGCGACAGCCTGCATGGAGGTATCGTTTTTACCGAACTCGGAGGACACCAGCTTCATCTCCGAGCCGAGGACCTTGAAGGACTGGTTGATGTCTGCGATGGCCTTTTTGAACTCTTTTTCACCTTCGAGTCCAATTTTCAAGCCAAAATTGTCTGCCATACTGCCGCCTCCTTTCCGCGCAGGTTATACGATGGGGTTTACAGTGATATACACTGTGCATGGGGTCCCAGTGATTTTGAGGTAAGCGCCCGATGCGGAGCTGCTAATGACCTCGCCGGGTATCGCGGCATAAGAAAGATTTTTCCGCAGACAGGAAAGATGGATCATTCCTCCAACCACAGAGGTCATTTTCACATCCGACTCTCCCGGAACGGAAACAGAGCCGTCCGGTCCGTATGCGGTAAAAGCTGTGGTCGTATGGTTGGAAACCGTAATGTCGGCGGGTTCGCTTTCTCCGCCTGCGGGCACACGCGCCAATAGATCGACCATGCTTGACAAAAGAGCATTCTTGGGAACGCTCACGCCCTTGGCGGTAAGCCAGCTTTTGAAGGCAGCTTTTGCGTCAACAAGCCGTGTGATTTCTTGCTCAATGCTCATATTCACCTCAGATCGTCGCGAGAGCTTCTTCAATATCCGCAGTCAGCGACACCGTACCGCCTGCGGTGTAGCCTGCCGAAATGGTCACGCTGGTCGTGGTCAGACCGTCCATTGTGGCGGTGGCGCTGCCGTTGTCCGGCATAGAGCCGGTGACCTTTGCGCCGTTCACAAAGGCCGTCTTGCCGTTGAGGATATTCGCCGCCAACGCATCCGCACCGGAGGTGTCTGCGAACGCATCCGGAATTGCCGCCACGCTGACCTTGGTGAGAACTTTGCCCGTGGACGGCACGATGTCCTGCACCGCTTTGGTCGGCGTGACCGTTTTTGTTTCCACTGCGACGGACACCTTGCCTGCGCCGCTGTGATACCCCTTCGGGATGGTATAGGACGGCGTACCCGCATCCAGCGCCTTGGATACTACGCCGTTGTTCGGCATGGTACCGGTCGCGACCTTGCCGTCCGCTGTGACGATCACCTTGCCGGTCAGTGTATCCGCCGCGACCGCCGTAACGGAGGAGACATCCTGATACGCATCGGGGATCTGCGAGACGGTGACGTCGGACAGGCCGTAATAGCCGTTGTCTGGAGTGATCGCCTGCTGTGCTTTCGTGGGCGCGACCGTTTTGCTTTGCAGCTTGTAGTTGCCGCCGCCCGCCACACCGGAAACTGTACCGCTGCCGTTGTGGTAGCCTGCGGGAATGGTGTAGGTATCGCCCTCCTGCACAGTCGCGGAAACTGCACCCTGATTGGAAATGCCGTCCACCGCTGTGGCGCAATCGTCCAGCTTGGCTGCTGCGGTCACAAGCCCCAGTGCCACCAGCTTTGTACGGATCTTGTTTCTCGCCGTCTGGAGCTTGGCGAGTTCTGTTGCAATGCTCATAAAACCTCCTATATCGTGCCGAGGAGCACTTCGATGTTGCCCAGTTCCGCATAGACCGCCGCTGCGGTGATGGGGAGCGTATTGTCCGCTTCGGCTTCGTCTGCCACCTGCACGGCAAGCCGTCCCTGCTTGTCCCACATGAGCGCGTGACCAAGCGAGAGGTCGCCGCCGACCTGAACGGTCGCTTGGAAGTCGGCATGAAGCCGTTCGTCCTCGGTGTGCAGCTTTGCGCTAATGCGCATCGGCAATCAACTCCTCTCGATGCAGTAATTCTTTTGTCGGGACCGGAATACTGTCTGTTGCAAATACCGCGCCGCCGAGCATGACCCGTAGCTGCACCTTTGCGATTTGATTGTCCGGCAGCATCAGCGTTTCAGTCTGCGTCAGGCGAAGGCTGACCTCCGTACCGTCAGCGGACAAAGAAAGCTCCGAAAGCGGACGCAAGAGCCGGACCGTTCCGCAGGCGAGGCAAAACTCCGCAGCCGTGCAGCCGGTGATGCTTCTGTCAAGAGACAACGTCAGGGTCGGCGTTGTGCCGGGAATGATGCTCATGTGCTTCGCCTCCTTACAGTCCGGGCGGGATAATATCGTCGATGGAAAGCTCCCGCTTCGGCTTTGCCATGCCGAGGAACTGCCTGTGACATTCCCACAGGTCGAGGAGAAAACCGAACGGCGTCAGCCAGACCTCCTCGGACGGAAGATGCAGCTGCGCCGTTCCGTAATAAAAAAGCCGGGTGAACAGTTCCTCGTCTGTTACCCGACTGGTGCGTTTTTTGAATTGTTCTCGCTTTCCACATTCCGCTTCGTTCCCTTGAACATGGCCTCCATGATGGCGGATTTGTACTCTGCCAGTTCCAGCGGGCTTGTGAGCAGCTCGACCGTCTCCTGCGTGAGAAGCTCCTGCTTGTCCTCCGGGGTGCGGAGATTGTGGATGAGCACGGACTGGTTTGCCAGCAGCGTAATGAGCCACACCAGCTCGTCCAGCGCCATCTCAAAGTTCTCTGACCGCATCAGCTTCTGCCCCAGGTTTTCCAGACCGCCGTAGCGGCCTGCGATCTCCTTGGTGGCGCGGGTGGTGAGAATGAGTTCAAACTCCCGACCGCCGATGTTGATTTTTGCACTTCTGTCGTCCATAAAAACGCCTCCTTACACCTGTGCGAATGTCGGCTCATACACCTCGGTGTACCAACCGCTGATAACCGATGCGGAAACTCCGGTGGAATCCTCAGACACCTCCGCCTTCCACGGGTGCTTGCCCTGACCGTCCAGCTTGTTGCGGCGCAGGACGGTACCCTCAATGGTGGGTGTGGAGAACTCAATGCTCTCGCCCTTGGTGGTGAGGTTCGTCGCGGGGATGCCGAACTTGACCTTGTAGAGCCAGAAGTAGCGGTACTTACCGTTGGACTTCTTCGCCCGGAAGCCGATAGCCACGGGTTCACCGCCGTCCTCGGATGCGGAAATGAGCACCTTGTTGTCGTCGATTTTTGCGCCGGTCAGGTCCTGCGCCACCTGCACGCCGATATCGTCAATGCCCAGCGTGAGCGTGCCGCTCTGGAACTCCTTCACGACCTCTGCCGCGCCATCATCGGCATAGAGCGTCGCCTCAGCCAGTTCCACGGAAAGCTCCGCTGTCATGGCCTTGGCAAGCTGCGTCGGTGTGCCGTAGGTTTCGTTGCCGTTGTCGCCCTCGGTGATTTTTGCGTAATAAAGTTTATCCAGACCAATGGTCGCCATTGTCATTCCTCCCAAACATAAGATTTTGCCACATCTATGGCGTAGTGGTGATAACCGGTGTCGGTTTCAAAGCCGATGTACCGGCGGTCAGTGATTGTCATATCTGCGTTTAGTACTGCTTTCACAAGTTGATTTTTGATTTTCGTGTAATTCTCCTTGCAGAACAGGGACAGCCGAATCTCTTGAACGTCAACGCTCGGTTGATTATCCGCATGGAGGTCAAAGCTGTCCGACAGCGGCGTCAACACAAGGTAGGTGTCCGGTGCTACATCGGAGAAGATGCCGGTTTCCACAGGCACACCGCAGCTTTCCGCGATGGTATTCAGTTCCGACAGCAAGCTCACAGCTTTTCGACCTCCTCCTTGAGCGTCTGCTCCATGACACGGATGCACTCCGTCTTGGATGCAGATTTTGCGGGTTTCAGAAATGGTTTTGCAGGCTGTCCGTGCTTGCCGTATTCCAGAATGTTGGCAAGCTTTGCATTGCTGCCGCCATCCGAGCGCGGTTCGGAAAAGCCGATCTTGATGTCGTGGTTGCCCTCACGGTTCAGCTTGACGGGCGACAGACCGAGCGACTGCGCCAGTTCGCCGGTGGAGCGCGAATCGTACTTTGTCCCGCTACCGATTACAGAGAACAGATTGCTCCGCACCTTTGCCAGAACGACTTGCCCGCCAGCCTCCAGAACTTTTTCCGCAACACTGTCGGTGTCCTTGCCCAGACGGGAGAGCTTTGTCAGAAACTCGTCCGGCAGTTTGAAATCAGCCTTTGCCAACAGTAGATTCACTCCTTTTCGCTAAAACCTCGATATACATTCCGCGACCCTTTACATTCTCGACAGAGGTGATATTAAATCGCTCTCCATCGCAGATGAGAAAATGTTCGGTAGTAATTGTCAGCCCCGGAATACACCTGAAACGGAACAGGTCGGTGGCTTCGCTGAATGCCGCAAGGTTCGCCAAGCGCTCAGAGCCGTGCCGCCCTTCCCGGTAGACGCGGATGGACGCAAGGACTTCATCCTCAGAACGGGTGAAGCCCTCGCTGTCCTTGACCTGCTTTGTTTTCACAATGTCGGCAAAGCCGTTCATTTGTCCAAGGCCCATACTCACACCTGCCAATTTCTGTCCAGACGGAGCAGCAGATTGACCGTATTCCACACCTGCTGTGCCGAACCGATGGTGTTGGAGAAGAACCCTCCGGTGCCGCCGTCCCGCGACTCATAGAAGTGGGATGCCAGCATGATAATCGCCTGCTCCGTGGTGGGCGGCATAGGTGCGTTCCGATACGTTCCCTCCGGGATGTGCTGATAACTCTCCGCGTATGAAACAGCGGCGGTGATGTAGCTCTGAATGAGCGCATCATCCGCCGTGTGTTCCAGAATGAGGTTGGCTTTCACTTTAGTGAGCAGTCCATCCATCACCGCCGCCTCCTTTCATCAGGCTGCCTTCATCTTCAGAAGCTGGATGCCCTCCGGCAGGATGATCTTACCGTCCACACGCTCAGTAGCGACAAAGCCGACCTGACCGTTGGTGGAATACAGTTCGTTCAGACGCTGAACGGTCCTGCCGGTGCGGTCGGCGATCCAGTAGCTCTGGAAGTCGCCGAAGGCGATGGAGAGAGCACCCGCCGCCAGCGTGGGAGCATAGGGGCTGGTGTAAATCTCATAGCCCAGCAGCCGGTCCGGCTGACCCGCCTGCAGGGAGGGCTGCCACAGATACTGACCGTTGGAATCCTTCAGCTTGCGCAGTGCGGAAACGGTGGCATCGTTCATCAGGAACTTGGCGTTCTTGCGGTACGGGGCTTTCAGCGCATAGATGAGGGAGATCACCTCATCGGTGGTGACTGCGGTTGCACTGGCTGCGGTAACACCGACCGTGCCGCCGTTGGCGGTGAACAGTCCGGTGGGCTGACCCGTGCCGGTGCCGACGCAGAATGCCTGCTCCTCAGCAGCACCGAATGCATAGGCAAACTCGCGGGCGATGTACTCCTCCAGATCGAAGGCGCTGTCGTCCAGAAGCTCGATGCTCACCTTCACAAGATCGGTCAGCTTGTAGGCGTCGATGGTCTTCTGTGCGAAGGTGGGGTTACTCTCGGTGTAGGCGGCGTTCTCTGCCGTCCACGCGGCGGTGGAATGGGTCGCTGCAACGGGGATCTTGCGCTCGTTGTCGGTGGTGATGATCTTGCACAGACGGCGCATCACGTTTTCCTCCTTGAGCGTGTCCACGATGAACTTCTCAAACTCGGTGGGGACGAGATAGCCGCCGTTGGCGTCCACGCCCGCGGAGAGCACATTGTGGAGCATCCGCTTGCCGCGCAGATGCAGACCAAAGTCCTCGCGGTAGGCACCCGACGCTCTGCCGGTCTTGGCTTCACCGGTCGCTTTCTGGGGCTGTTCGGTGATGGGAGAGGATACGGGCTTTGCAAGCTCTGCGGCAATGGCGTCGCGGCGCTCCATGCGTCTGACCTCATTGGTGAGGTCGTTCAGTTCCTTCTCCATATTGGCGTAAACGGCATCGTCCTCAGTGGACAGAACGCCCTTATCATTGCGGTGGGTGTCGAGGAAACCCTCCATCGTAGCCCACAGCTTGGCGCGCTTTTCGCGCAGTTCAACGATCGTCATATTGAAATACCTCCATATTAAATGTAGTTTTTGATGGTGTTCAGCTTGGCTCTGAGCTCGTCCACAGAGCGCCCTGTGCGCTCCGGCACGGCTGGCTTGGGGTCGATGGCGCATTTTGCGGCGATCTTCTCCATGAGAGAGTTCACCACGTTCGCCTTGGAATACAGCATGGAAACGGTGGGTGTGGCCATGTCCCTAGTCTCATCAGCGCGGCTCATGATCCCGTCCGCAAAGCCGAGTTCCACAGCCTTATTGGCGTCCATCCATGTTTCGGCATCCATGAGATGAGACAGTTTTGCACGAGATAAACCGGTTTTAATCTCATAAGCGTTGATGATGGAATCCTTCACACTGCCGAGCATCTCAATGGCTCTCTGCATTTCCTCCGAATTACCGAACGCTGCTGTCATGGGGTTGTGGATCATGAGCATGGACACGGGAGACACCAGCACCTTCGTGCCTGCCATAGCGATGACGGACGCTGCGGATGCGGCAATGCCGTCGATCTTGACCGTCACATCGCCCTTGTAGTCCATGAGCATATTGTAGATTTGCGCCGCTGCCACACAGTCCCCGCCGGGGCTGTTGATCCAGACGGTGATATTGCCGCTGCCGGACATGAGCTCGTCCTTAAAAAGCTGCGGTGTGATTTCATCGTCAAACCAGCTTTCCTCGGCGATGGTGCCGTTCAGAAACAGTGTCCGTTCCGCCGTCTCCGTCTGGTCCTTCCAATTCCAGAATTTTTTCATCATTTTTTTCCTCCTTTCCGTCATCGGTAGGTGTATCTGCAAAAGCTCCGGCGTTTTTCAGAGGGAGCATATTGCCGTTGATGAGGTACAGGTCGCCGCCTTCCTCTTCCGGGATACGGTCAAGGTTTTCAAGCTCACGGATGTCGTTGGCGGACATCCAACCGTTCTGGCGGCCGATGGCGTACCCGTTCATGCGGGACTGATAGTCTCCACGGAGCAGACCTTCCAGATTGAACTTCACGAAATACACGGCTTTTTCGTCCTTGGACATAAGTGACCGCTGGATGGATTGCTCCCAGCGAATGACCCACGGGTCAAGGGTGTATTTCACGAACTCCAGGGACTGCTGCTCAATATTAGAAAAGCTCGACTTTTCCAGGTCGCCGACCATGTGGGGCGGAACTCGGAAAATTCGAGCGATCTCATTAATTTGGAATTTGCGTGTTTCGAGGAACTGCGCCTGCTCCGGCGAGATGCCGATGGGCGTGTATTTCATGCCTTCTTCCAAAACGGCAATTTTGTTTGCGTTGCCGCTGCCGCCGAAGGTGGACTGCCAGCTCTCCCGCACACGCTGCGGGTCTTTGATCGTGCCGGGGTGTTCCAACACACC